ACGTAAACTAGATCAAACAGAAAAACTTGATGGAATTTTAAAAGGTATTGATAAAACAAAAAAAATACCCCAAAACAAAATAAATGAAATGTTATTAGGTGTAGGTTTTAAACCAGAAGAAGCAAAAATAATGGCTGCTATAGCTATGGCAGAATCAGCAGGTAATCCTATGATTGATACTGTAAAATCTGGTTTAGATCCAGAAAAGAAAAATGAATTTTCTATAGGTCTTTTTCAATTAAATATGATTTATGCGTTTTTAGAAGAAAGATTGAAATTATTTGGAATAGAATCGACGGATGAATTATATGATCCTACTGTTAATGTAATAGCAGCAAAGAGATTGTTTGATCAACAAGGATTTGGTGCTTGGAGTGCATACAAAAATGGCTCTTACAAAAAGTTTTTAACTGACTGACAATGACCGAAACACCTTCTAATAAAAAAGGTTTCCTTGGAAATCTTGATCAAACTATACAAGATACACAAGCCAAAACTGTAGATTTTTTTGACAACGCTTTTGGAGGTGACAAAAGAACTTTAGAAGAAATTAAAGAAAACAGACAAAAAATAAGAGATAAAGGTAAAGCAAAAAGAAAAGAAATAGATACAGATCTAAAAAAAACAAAAGCTTCTAAGGTTATAAGAGGAACTATATCTGGCCCGTTAAAGGCTATAAATGAAACTGTTGAATTTGTAGATGATATTTATGATTACGCTGCTGGTAATCCATATGATAATAACGAAATTATAGATTTAAAAGCATTAGGTCTTGAAGTACAAGGTGATAAAGAAGATTGGACTTACACCTTACCTCAAGCAGTAAGTCAGTTTTTATTACCACAAGGACTTATAGGTAAAGGTTTGAAAGCTACAAAATTAGCAGGGATGAATAATGCTTGGACAAGAAATGCTTTAGCAGGTTTTATTACTGATGCAGTTGTACAAGATCCGTTTGAAGAAAACTTATTTAATATGATTGATAAGCATCCAGGACTTGCTTCTCCTATAAGTGAATTACTAAAATCTAAAACAGAAGACGAAATAAGTGTTGCAGAAGCACGACTAAGACAAGCTGGTGGTGGGTTTATTGCTGGTGAAGCTTTAACAGTTTTAGGACTTGGTATTAAAGGAATTAAAAAAGTACCTGATGTATTTGAACGTATAACAAAAAGATTATCTAGAAGAGATGAGATCTTAATGACAGATGATGTCGTTGATAATCTTGGCGATGAAATTATTGATCTAAATCTACCTAACAAAGTAACTAAAGGAGGTCAAAAAGTAGAGACTACATTTAACACGAAAACCAATACAAAAGGTAAGTACTATAAAACTGAAACTCTTACAGGTGGTGGAGATGAAGGAGCAGCAAAGTTAATTATTGATAGAGCTACTAAATTAAGAGATCTTGATGCTAATAATTCTTGGCCTTATAAAAGAACATTTGGCGATATGGTCGATAATGCTAATAAACTTTTACCAAGAGAAACAGTAGAAGCAGCAGTAAGATTTAATGCAAGATATGGAAGAGGTGGTGAAGAAGATTTACCAGCAGTTTTAATATCTATGAACCAGTTGATGAATGAAAATGCTATCAAATTAGCACGACTATCTAAAACTATGGATGAAAGTTTAGCTAGTGGTAATTTAGAAGGTCTGAAAAATATTAAAGCAGACTTTATTAAAGAAGCTGAAGTGTTAGACGGTCTAATTCTTTTAAATAAACCTCTTAAAACAATACCAGCACAAACATTAGCAGCTAATAGGGCTGCTGGTGGTGTAAGTAGAGCAGGTGCAACTATACAAGATTTAAGAGGTCGAACACCTACAGAGAAAGCAATAGATCAAGCGACAAACTTAAGAAGTGTAGTAAAAGAAGGAGAAGACCCTTTGCCTCAATTTAGTATTAAAGAAATAATTGATCTTGCTGAAAAAGGTGACAAAAAATCTTTAAAACAATTAAGAGTAATAACAAAAAGGTTGCAAGCAGCTAAAGGCAACCCTGCTGCGTTACAGAAAATGGGTAAATATGATGCCATATCAAGAGTTAGTTCTGCTGTATTAAAAGGTCAAAATGAAATTTTTATAAATTCAATATTATCAGGACCAGAAACTCACGCTGTCAACATCTTATCTACAGCTTTAAATAGTGTTGCAAGACCTTTGGAACAAACATTAGGTTCGGCTGTTACAGGTGATCTTACAGGTTCTTTGAGAGGTGCTAAAGAACTGTATTACTTAGGTCAATCAATTAGTGAATCACTAAAAGCAGCTAAATTAGCTTTTGAAATAGAAGATAATATTATCAATCCAGGAGCAATGATACAAGATGCTGATAGATTTACGATAAGGATGGAAGGAGATAGTGCACTTGCTTCAATGGTAAATTTTCTTGGAACAGCTATTAGATTACCAAGTCGTTTTTTATTAGCAGAAGATGAATTTTTTAAAAGTTTAAATTTTAGATCTTATGTTAAAGCTACCGCTTGGGAAGATGGAGTACGAAAAGGATTGAAAGGACAAGATTTAACAGACCATATACAAAGACAATTTGATGGCACTATTGAAATAGTTAACACCAATAGTTTTAAAAATGTTAAAGATAAACAAATTACAGAATTATATGAAAAAGCACAGGATTATGCTGCTGAAACTACTTTTACAAAAAGTCTAGATCCTGATGGAGTTGCAGGGTTAGTTCAAAGATTAGGAGCGAATCCTGTTGGTAGAATATTTTTACCATTTGTAAGAACACCAGTAAATATTTTTAAAGCACAAGCAAGAAGAACTCCTGGGCTTAACATTTTTATCGAAGAGTACAGACAAGCATTAAGAAGTCCAGATCCTTCTATCGCTGCTAAAGCCAGAGGTGAATTTGTTACAGGTTCGCTTTTATGGGGTACTGCTGCTGTGGTTGCAATGGGTCAAAACAATCCACTTTCTGAATTAACTATTACAGGTGGTGGACCTTCCAATTTTGAATTATTAAATCAAAAACGTGCTACAGGTTGGCAGCCTTATAGTTTTAGATTTCTTTTAAAAGATAAAGATGGAAATGTTCGGATGGGGAAAGATGGTAAACCTAGATATAAATATGTAAGTTATAAAAGATTAGATCCTTGGTCTTCTTTTCTTATGATGGTTGCTGATGGTTCAGCTATTATGGGTGGATTAACTAAACAAGATCGTGATGATTGGGCTGTCGCTGCTGGTGTTGCATTAGGTCGTAATATAACTAACAAAACTTATTTGCAAGGTATTACTGAATTGTCAGACTTGTTGCAAAAGCCTTATAAACTACAACAATGGTTATCACGAAGAGCAGCATCTACAGTAAATCCTTATAGTGCATTAGGAAGATCTGTTAAGAAATTTGGTTTAAAAACACCTGTTGCTAATGAACCTTTTGGACAAATGATAGAAGGTGATAGAAGAATATATGACAAGAAAGTAAGGGCAGGTGATGATGGAATGGTTATATTAAAGAAATTTTGGAATGAATTAGCTGCAACTGTTCCTGGGTACAATAACAATTTAAGACCAATGAGAAATTGGGTTACTGGCTCATTTATAGAATACCCTGCTGGTTATGGTTCAGATAATATGGACATTTTAAACCCAATAAAAGAAACTAATAGCGTTAATAATACTGTCTTAACTACTTTGTCAGAATTAGGAGCAAAAATAACACAACCTTCTGACAATTTATCATTAGGACAATTGCCTAGTGGTCAACCAATAGATAGTGGTATAAAGTTAACTTATGATGAGCATCTTGATTTAATTGAAGAGACTGCTTTTGTAAAAATTAATGGTGTAACTATGGTTCAATCATTAAACAAAATTATTAAAACTCCACAATTTCAGCAATTAATGAAACAAGCGAGAGGAGAATACATAACTCAAACGAATATGGATGTTTCTGTAGGGGCGTCTGAATATGCTAGAGCTTCTGCTGAAGATGCTTTAAGAGATGAAATTAATAAATATAAAAAAGCAGGTAAAAAAGTTTGGTTAGATAAAAATCCTCAACGTGCAATAGAATACAATAAGGCTCAAGCAGCTATAAAACAACAAGCAAGTATGGATTTTTTAAATTCAGACTTATTTGAAATTAAATCGTCAGTTCCTTCTAACTAATCATGGCTACCAACACTGCAACATCATTTACTAATCATACTGCTCCTGGTTCTGGTTCTACTGCTGGTCCTTATGCTATTAGTTTTGATTATTTAGATCAGTCTGATGTTGATGTAACCGTTAATGGAACATTACAAGCTTTAGGTGTTAGTTATACTTTTACTAGCGGTACTCAAATAACATTTACTTCTGGTAATGAACCTGCTAATGGAGCAGCTATTGTCATAAGAAGAGATACTAATATAAGTGCTAAAAAAGTAGATTTCCAAGATGGTTCTGTTCTTACTGAAACAGATTTAGATACTAATACTGAACAAATATTATTTGGTCTTCAAGAATTTACTGACAAAATTAATGGTATAGAAGATGGTGCTACAGGAGATCAAACACCAGCAGAAATTTTAGCAGCGATTGTACAAGTAGATGGTGCTGGTTCTGGTTTAGATGCTGATAAATTAGATGGACAGGAAGGTAGTTATTATCTTGACCAAGCAAATTTAAACTTTGGAAATATTAGGATTGGAGTAACAGATACTAATGAAATAGATACGTCTAGCGGAAATTTAACTATTGATTCTGCTGGTGGAACGACAACTATAGATGATCATGTAACTATTACAGGCAACTTAACTGTTAATGGAACTTCTGATGCTACTACTTTTGCTGGTCACAGTATTGATAAATTCTGGAGAACTGATAAAACAACAATATTGCATAATGGATCATCAACAACTTTTGGAAAAGTTAATAATTCTAATGTAAGTCATGCTTTATCTGTAGCAAAAGATTATACATTTGAAGTTGGTAAATATGTTAATGAAGGTGTTGCTGGTGGAGCATTTGGTAATTTTCATATTACACCTATGTTGCAAATGCAGCATTTAATTGATTATACACGAGTCACTAAAATTGGAGGTACTTATAGCACAAGTAACGGTGATGAATTTGGTCATATAAATCTTGGAACTGGATCTTATAGTGGATTGTCAGGTAATGATTCTACTTTAACAAATACTGAAATAAAACATTCTCATTTAATTTTTAATGCTAGAAAAGGGTTTCCTGTTGGTGGTGGTGGTTATGCAAGTAATACAGGACCAAATGATCCAAATGGATTTCAACCAGTTTTAGTATTAAGTGGTCAAAAAGGTGCAATGTTTACGCACCCAGATAACACAAGTTACACATATACTGTTGGTACTACAAGTTCTGGATTACCTCAATTAGCTAGAGGTGCTTATACGCAAGGTGTACAATCCCTTGGAGATCCTTATAACTGGGGTGATAGTGGCTATAAAACTGCTGCTGAAGCTTGTGCCTTATTAGAAGCTGCTATTGATTTTCAAATAATACTTGGTGGTGCAAGAGCTAAAAATAAATTTGAAATTGGTTCGTCTAGTGTTGCTGGAACATTAAGTTTATCTGGTCAAGACGTAACTGCTACAGGTAATGAATTAAATGTACTTGATGGATTTACTGGAAGTACATCAGAATTAAATAAACTTGATGGTTTAACTGCATCTACAACAGAACTAAATTTATTAGCTAATAAAACTGTAGTTACGTCTATTGCTGGAAATGCAACTGATAACCAGCTACCTTCGGCTCAAGCTGTTAATGAAAGGATAGTTGAACTTGTAACTGAAGTTGGAGGTTTTGTACCAATAGCCAATGAAACAAGTTTTCCTACAGATAATTCTGGTAATCCTATTAATCCAGATATAAACGAAGCGGCTGGAACCATAATTAGTATTAAAGCTTTAAATAATCCTTTAACTTCTAATGGAAGTGGAGTTGCCACAATTACTAATGGTGCTGGTAGTGGAAATACAGTAACTATAACTGGCATGGCTAATAACGATACTATTGAAGCTGGAAAAGGAATATTACTAGAAACAACATCTACATTAAGTACATATAGTTTCCACAGAGAACTTGTTGACTCTGCTGGTGTTACTACTGCTGATACTTTAGTTTCTAATTTTAACGAAAGATATTACGGACCTTTATCATCTAACCCTGCAACAAAACCATCAGGAGCTGATCGTCAAGATGGAGATTTATATTTTAATACGTCAGATAATAAGATGAAAGTATATAAC